ATTAAATAGCACCACTTTCATTTTATCATTTTCAGATTGTTGTTTTTTTGCAATTAATATTTCTAATGTTATATTTTTAGCCATTTTTATATCCTCCTTATATCATATCTATATATCTAAAATGTGAAAAACTAAAAGGAACTTCTTCCTCTCTTAATGCTTTATTTTCAAATTTTAATGCCATTAATTCACTAATTGTAACACCTGTTAATTCAACTCTTTCTGCCCCATAAGCTGTTGGGTCATCTAGTTTTGCAACTATTTTAAAATCTGGCATATTACCATTTCTTATACCATCAGCCAGTAACTTTCCAATAGTAGAGTCTATCTTATGTAATGTCATAGTTCCCTCACCAGTAAAGCCCATATATCTTTTTGACTTTCCTAGTTCCCCCATAATATCCACATCTTCATATTCTAATGTAACCTTAGCCTCAAAAGATTTTACAGAACCTAATTCTTCTCCATCTAGCCATACAGCCCCAAATGAACCTCTTAAAATTTTATTTTTATCCATTTTATTAGCCATCTACCTGTCCTCCTTTTAGAACATATTAATTGTAAATTTAAAGTCTTCAACAGCATTTAATATCTTAATTTTAGCTTTCATAAATACTTTTTTCTTAAATGCAGTCTTTTTAACTTTTTCATCATCCCATTCTTCCACTTCTTTTTTACCTACTCCAAGCCATGCTAATCTTTGTGCTTCAACATCAACTTCTGAATAGTTATCATATTCTTTATCCAAAATATCCTCTTTCTCTAATTCTTTGAAATAAGCATTAATTGCAGTAAAGAATAAAACTTGATTATCATATTTGTTTTTATACTTACCTATCCATTTCTTGAATGTTGAGTAAATATCATCTCTCATTAAGTCCATAGATTCAATTATGATAATGTCTTTCATATCTTCAGTTTCATCTTGTGTAATTTCTTCTAAAGATGTACATGCTCTTGCAACTCTTATATCTCCTTCATCTTTATACAAACAGAAACCACCTTTATCAATAACATCATCTATTTCATCAAATATAGAAACTTCCTTTAAATTCCCACATAAAAAGCTAGTAGCAGATCTAGTCATTGGCAACCCTGCTAACATTCCTAAGATTGTTGGTATATATTGCCAACCTTCAACTTCTCCTCTATTATCTACAAATGTAACCTTGTCATTCATTAAGTTTACTATGCCTTTGTTATCTGGCTTAGTAGCTTTAAATACAACAGCTTTATAAGTTTTACCTGCTTTTCTTACTGACTTTATCCAAGAAACAAGAGTTGCAGTATCTCCATCTTTCCCATCATAAGCTAACCCTAGCCAGTTAATTCTTTCTTGTGCAACTTTTTTTAATGTGTCAGATAATGTTCCATCTTTAACATTGAATACAACCACTTTATTTGGAGTGTATTCAAAGCTATCTTTAATCAATGGTAATACTTCAGCAGAATAATCATCACTTTTTATATCGGTAATATCTTTGTATACCTTTCTATCCCATTGTTTAGTAGATTCTTTTACTATTAATCCAACTATACCTAATTGACTTCTTTTAACAGCTGTAACTGCTAATTGTTTAAAAATAATTTCTATTTTAGGTAATCCCATTTATTTACCTCCTATTTCTTATCAAAACGATACTCTAATTCTTCCATCATTTCGCCATCTATATCATTTTCTATCTCTTCCATACTCAAACTATCAAAACTTGCTATTAATACTCCATCTTCAGTTTCTTCAAACTCTATTTCATCAACAGGAATAGCAAAAGTTTCATTTACCCACAATGTACCTAAGAAAGCATTTTCAATTTCATCAGATATTTTTAATCTTTCTTCTCTTCCTTTACCAGGTAAAGTAGTAAAAAAATAAATTCTGATTGTAAAGTTTCTTTCCTTAAAAGTAGTCATAAAAGCACTTGTTTTAAGACCATCTAATTCAGTTCTAAAACTAGGTCTATTAAACTTTTCTCCTAAGTCTTTACTATCAATTTCTATTTTAGGAAATGTTTCTTTAAGTTTTACATTAACAGCTTTTAGTATCTGACTTAATTTAATCATTAGAAACCTCCATTTTTAATAACTTCATCTATAAAACCATCTGCTGCTTGTAAAAATTCATCTTGAAACTCTCTCTGTGAATCTTCTAAAATATGCTCTCCTTTTTTAAAACCATGTTCTTTACCAGTTTTATCTTTTATGATATGCCCATTCTCTATTAGATGTGCATGAGGCATTGAATTATAAACCCTAACTGTATCTTCTTCACCTTTATATTTATAAACTTTACCTCTTTTAAAACCTTTCAAATAGTTACCAGTTTTAACTTTTACTTTAGATTTTGCTTTCTTTTTAGCCTTAGCTTTTAATTTATTCCCTTGTTTTTGTAAGAATTTTTTAGCTTCTTTTGGGTATTTTCTAGTAAGTCTTAATACTTCTTTTTCAAGATCTTCTAAATCATTTGTTGAAAAAACTCCCATTTTACTCCTCTTTTCTTACACAAAAAACTTCTATGAACTGATTATCTTTAAAATCTCTGTTAAAATAAATAACTTCATACTTCAATCCCTCATAAATAAAAAACCAGTCCTTTTTTATTCCAGGAATTGATTTTATTCTAAATATGAATTTGAATTGATGTTGATTTTCTTCTGTTCCAGCTTCTCCATTTTTTACACTAGAATTTAAAGGAACTATTTCACAGTATGCTTTTTTAAATAACTCTGGCTTTTTCTCATTTTCTCCAAGTTCATTAACTGTGTCTATCATATGATATACATCAATAAAATGTCTTAATCTCTTAGTTATATCATTCAAAGTTATCACCCACTTGTAACTGGGTTAATAGACTTCTAGCTGTATAACTAAGGTCTTTACTTTCCTTTTGCTCTCTGTTATCATACCAATCCTGCACAAGTACACAAACTAGAATTTTAGCTCTTTTAATGAACTTTTCTTTTGTTACTTTTTTATCAAAGTCATTTATTGCATCTCTAAGATAATCTATTGCTGCAATCATTAAAGATTGCAACAATGTATCATCCTCATTGTAATCAATTCTTAGATAGTTTTTAGCTTCTTCCAAAGTTAAAATATCTGCCATATCAACCACCTATTATTTTGTTTCTAATTCAAGATAAACCATAGCATCACTATCTACTTTTTTAACATCAAATCTTTCTATTGCTCTAATATAAGTTGCATTTTTAGTAAATCCTGCTTCAGTAGATAGTGCTAATTCTAATCCTTCTCTATCAAAGAAAGTTATAAATTCAGTCATATCTCCAACGAATACAGGTGCTTTTTTTACATTCATTGGTAATAAAGCATCAGACAATACAACAATATTTCTACCTTTAAATATTTTTTGAGTTGTATTTTGTAAATTTGTATCTAGTAAAGGTCTACCTTGTTTATCTGTTAAGTTATCTAAAAAATTAAACCCTGTTTGGTTAGTTATAATTATTGCATTCGCAGAAATAGCAGGGTCTAAATCTACATTTAATGCAGTATTTATAACTGTATAATCTGCAGCTGCTTTTGGACTTAATGCTTTCAATATTGCTATTATCTTTTTGTTTTCAGTATTGATTGCCTTTTTAGTAAATCTTTTTCCAACATAATTAGTTAAATTAGCTTTTTCGTCAGCTAATAAAGTATTTGATATTGGGATAATATCTCCATAGTCAGCAACATTATATGCAACTTGTGCAAAATCAACATCTGATTTATTGATTTCATTCAATTCTTCAAATGCTATTAATTCCCCTGTGCTTCCAGTTTCAATAGGCATACTTCCCTTTAATGATGTAACAGGTAACACATTACAATAATCTTTTAATGCTATTTTGCTTCTTCTTAACTCTTTAATTTGATTAAATTGTTCAGTTGGTACTAAATAACCACCTTTCCCATCTGTTGCTTCTACTTGTCCTGGTGTTCCAGCTGCATTTAAAAATTGTTTTTCTTCTTCTGTTATAGATTTTCCTAATAGAACTCTATTATAAATTCTATTAACATTCATTTCTTCTTTTGTTCCTAATGGTACTTTATTACCTTTATTCATAACTGTTAAAGCCTCCTCTGTTTCTGCTTCTTTTATTTTATTTTCTAATTCTTTTAATCCATTTAATTTAGCATGTGCCTCTTCAATCTTTCCACTGTCCTTTAATGATTTAATTTCATTTCTAAGTGTTTCTAATTCCTTTTTTAATTCTACTGATTTTTTCATAATTAAATACCTCCTATTAATAACTCTATTTCAATTTCTTTTTTCATATTTTCCAATTTAATTCTTTCTTTTTCCTCTAACTCTGCTTTTTTATCATTTATTTTATTTAAAATATTTCTAGGAATATTTTTAAACTTTTGATTTGTAGATACATAATTTACAAAATTAGCCTTTTCATCAACCTTTACATCAAAATATTTAGCTGCTTCCTGACCATTAAACCAACTTTCTTCTTTCATTAGATTTAATATTTGTTCTTTGGTAATTCCTTCAACTGCCTTTTCTTCATAAGTATTAGCAATTCCATCTTCTAATTTTTCTAATACTTCTATTTGTTTTAAAAAATCATCAGCATTACCAAATATTCCACAACTTACTCTGTGTATCATTAAATAGGCATTACTTGGAATAATAATCTCATCACAACCAAAAGCAATTATTGATGCTGCACTTGCAGCTAAACCATCAACATAAGCTACCGTTTTTCCTTTGTAATTTTTTAACATATTACAAATAGCAACACCAGCAAACATATCTCCACCATAACTATTTATGTGAACATGGACCTCTTTGTTTTCCGATTCTTTCAAGGCATCTTTTATATCTAACGGATATATATTCGTGTCGTTTATGCCAAATAGTTCTAAAAAGCCATCATTTTCTATATCACTCTCTATATCCCCATTGATATAAATTTCAGTAACTTCTGCTTGATTTTTTATTTCTAACCATTTATTTTTACTCACTTTTAGCACCTCCTTTTTCATAAGCTATTCCTAATTTTTCCAATGGCACATAACTTCCATTCATTACAATTACATCACCTCCATCTATTGCAGTAAGTCCTACTTTCTTTCTAGCCTCATTTATTGTGTATATTCCACTTTGAACATACTTGGTTAAGCATTCAGCTTGTGTTTTTAGATCCCCTTTTAAAATACTTGCTACATTAAATTCAAAATGTAGTCCTTTCAATCTTTCACTTTCTGTAAGAAGTTTTATGTTAAACTCCTCTTCATAAAGTGTCAGAATGTATAAAAGAGTATCAATATAAAAAGTCAAGTTTTGCATTTCTGAGTTTGCATAGCTTGACTTATCATAATCATTCAAATGATTTGGCTTTACTCCAAAAGCAGCTGCTATTTGTAAAGCACTATATTTTTTTAATTCAAAAAATTGACTATCAGTCAACTTTAAATCTAGTGGTACTATATCCATTCCAGGTGGTAATGGTAGTATTCCAGTTGGGTTATTTTCAGTATTAATAAATTCTTCTATTGCTTCAAGCATTTTTTTTTGTAAATCTTTGTTTAAATCTCCTGTGTATCTTAGAAGAGCCTTAGCTGTCAATCCTCTATTATATAAATTATTCAAATACTTTTGACTTGCTTTTACTCCATTTAATGTTGTAGCTAATGTTTCTCTTACTGACATACCTACAATACCATCTTTACTTAAACCACCTTTTAAATGTAGTATTTCATCTTTTTGAAATAGATATATTTTCCCATCTTTGTTATATTCATAATATAAATCTTCTTTACCACTGAATATTTTTGCATTATCTATCCATATTCTAACCTTTTGAGGGTGTAAAGGATAAATACCTACTAAATGCCCTCTATTATCATAACTTAGATAAGCATAAGCATTGCCGTGATGGTTTCTCCAACATTCTAATAATGTCATCATAGGTGTTGGAGTCATAAATGGATTTGGTGAAAATTTCAATTTTTGTAATGCTTCATGATTTAATATTTTGTTATTATCATTATCTTTTAAGTGTAAAGATAGCTTCCCAACACTCTCAGATAATACTTTTAAGCAAGTAAAATATGTTACTTCTGATAAATCTGAACTTACATTTATTCCAAAAAATTCACCAAAATTCATAGAATTAATTGCTGTTTTCTGCTTTTTTTCCTCTCCTTTATTAAAAAATTTTCTAAATATATTCACTCTCTCACCTCCTTTTATTGATTAAATCAAGCCATTCTTCAACAGCTTCATCATTATTCACTGCTTCTTTTTTATTTATTAACATAATTTTCCAAGCATCTATTATTGCATCAACAGGATCTATTCTATTTTTTTGAGCTTGTTTATCAATTTTTATCTCTCCAAAACTATTTGAAACAGTTGTAGCATTAGCAATGGACCATTTTAACAAACTATTTCTCTTATCATATAAAACTTGAACTGCCTTAACTGATAAAGCAAAATCCACTGTTGCATCATTTAAACTTTTAGCAGATTGTTTAACTTCTGTTAGATCACAATCTAAAAAATCTAAATCACTTAGAAAACTACCAGCATTATGTGCATCATATCCACACTCTAAAATTTTAATATCATATCTTTCAATTACTTCTTTTAAATGAGTAACAATAAACTTATAATCAGTCTTTATTCCAAATGCTCCAGTAGTCAATGTTAAAAGTCCTTCTCTTACCCATATCCTATATGGAACATCATCAGTTTTTTCATGTTCTGCAAGTCTTAACTCAGGCATAAATGAATGACTATAAATATATATTTGATTATTTTCTAATGGAAATACTAAGGCTATACTTGTTAAATCTCCACCTTTTGAAAGGTCAAAACCTAAATAAGCATTTTTTCCTTTCATATCTTCAAGTGTCAAATTACTTTCACACTCTTTGAATTTACTTAAATCAATATATTGTCCATCTTTTGCAGTTACCCACATATTTAATTGCTTTGTTAAGAAGTTAGTTAATTCATCTCCACCTTTCTCTTTTGCATCTATTGCTTTTTGGCTATATAAAGCTATTTTCTTTTTGTTTGGTGTTATACCGTCTTCTTCAAATAAAAAATAAGGATTAGATTTAAGCCAGTTCTTCCAGTCCCATATATCATCATCCTTATCCATTTCACATATAAAAATAAAGAGAGTTTCTTTTTCAACAACTCCCTCTAATATCTTTTCACAAAATTTATAGTGTTCATAACAGAATCCATTTAAGTTAAATCCTGCTGTTGTAATAGCCAATGTTAAAGCATTCTCAACATCAGCTTGACCATCTAGCAAGAGTTTATACATTTGATTATTTGGGTGGGCATGTAATTCATCACATATGGCCAGAATATTTCCAAAACCATCCATTGATTTTGTATCTCTACCTATTGACCTTATAACAGTTCCAGTTGCTAAACTTTTTATAGTTCTATCATGTTCTTTTATTTTGTAAAGTTCACTTAAATCATTGTCAGACTCTATAAAGTTTCTTATTTCATCCCATACTATGTTAGCTTGGTCTTGCTTTGTTGCAGCACAGAATATCCTATCTTTATTTCCTAACAATGTACTAAACATTGTAGATTCTGCTCCTGATAAGAAACTTTTTCCATTTCTTCTGCCTACTTGCAAATAAGCCTCTCTAAATCTTCTTTCTTTTGTTCTTTTTTTCTTCCATCCGTGTAATGAACCTATTATAAATTCTTGAAAGCCTCTTGTTTTTAAATTAGTTCCATCTTTTAAAGTTAAAGTATTTGCAAAATTAATGGCAAATTCTGCCTCTTCAACATCAAATTTATACTCTAATTTCTTATTTTTTAAATCATCTAAATGTCTTTTACATGCTAAATACTCCTTTCTGCCTGCTATTTTTTTACCACTTACAACTAATTTTGCATAGGCTGTTGTCCTATCTTTTATCATACTAGCCTTGCTTTCTTGTTTTTAACAAAGTTATAAATTTATTTTCAGCAGGTTCTTCTCTAATTGGTACAACTAATTTTAATCTATCTGTAGTTGCAAGTCCTAATTTTGTTGAGCATTGCATTATTTGTTTTACATATTTTTCCTGGACATTTATTAGAGGATTTATAATTTCAATTTCTCCATTGGCAGTTTCTTTATAACAAACAGGACCTTCTTTTTGTAACTTCTTACTAACATTTACATAACTATCATAAGAGTTACAGTAGATGGCTAATATCCCTAAATCTAAGTTATCTAAAATATTTACTTTTCCTGCTTCAAAAACAATTCTTTCAAATTCTTCTTTTGCAGCTTTTGATAACCAACCAGGAGCAATTAAATTATCTCTATCTATTTTCAATTTTTTCTCTTGTTCTCGCCTAGCTTTTATTTTTTCTTTTCCTATTTTTCCTGAACTTATATCAATAATTTTTCTACTTCTTCCTGCC